AATTTACTTGCGTTTGCAAGTAAATTAATATTACTACTTTTATTATTAATTGTCAATAAAACAATCTTTTCTTAATTACTACCAGATAAAAATATCCTTTTGAGCTAAATTCTCAATACACTCATCATAGTATGCTGCATCGTGTTCTTTATAAATCGGCTTATTTATTTTATACTCTTTTAGATCGTTGTGAGGAGCACAAATTTTTCCTCTATAATTTTTATCTAGCCATTCTTTACTAACATTATATCCTCTATTCTTCATTTCCTGCATGATTAATTCATGATACTTAAAAAGGAAAAATGGCTTATGTTCAAATACATAATCTACCGTTGCATGTTTCTTACCCCAACCATTTCCTCTTAATGCGCAGCATTCTCTATGTTGACCTAAAAGTTGTTGCCTTGGTAGTTTTGATATTAGTTCTTCATGCCAAAGTCTCATCTTGTCCTCCATTGATAAAAGTAGATTCTTCCAAATATCTATTTGGATATTTCTTTAGAAGATATTTTACTTCATTTATCAAACCTTCTTTTTTATATTTATTATTATGATATTCTTCAATCATTTCAAAAAAATGATCTTTTTCTTCTTTTGTTGCAAATTTTTTAAAATATCCCCAGACATAGTCATATTCATATATATTATATATCCTCATATGTGCTTAAAAGCCCTTGCTTTATTGACTTCTCACTCTCGCATTTACCCGTAAAAAAATGCTTTTTCGGGGATATTTGCCCCTAATTTGTACCCCTAAGTCCCTCGCATAAAATAGCCTCCTTATTTTAAGAAGGCTATTTTTATCTTGTATTTCTTAAACAGTCTAGAGTGAACTTATCTCCATCTAATACTGCTTTATATTCACTCATGTAAAATTGATATGATCTATCTTCATCTTCTTCATAGTCTACTTGAAATACTAATTTTTCATATTCATCTTCTTCCATATTTCCTAAATGTGCTTTTAGCTCATCAACTGAATAGCAACAAGTACAGTCGTTAGGATTTTCTTCTGTCCAGTAAGTCACTGTTGCTCCCTCTTCTAATACTAACTCATTAAAAACTATCATCATTTTATCATAATTTCTCATTTTTAGTTCCTCCGTATATCTGATTAATTTATTTGCTACTTGTAGTGTCATATTCTCTATTTTTCTTTTACTATTTCTGTAATCAGATATCAATGAATAAGAGACTCCAGAATCTTTTGCTATTTTGTAACTACTAATTTCACTATTTAATAGTTCTTCTATTTCTTTAATTAATTTATCAACCATATATAAACCTTCTTTCTTTAAGAGGTTTTATTTATTCCTCTATTAACTTACATTTAAAGTATATCACTTAATCGATATATAGTCAATAGTTATTTTAAAATTTTTTAAAAAATTGCATAAAAAAATAAGCCCCTACTTATTAGTAAGGGCTCTAGAATATAGTATTATATATTAATACTAATCCGAAGGTACTTTCATTTTAACATGACTTGATTTTAAAATCAATTATTTTTCTCTCCACGTTCCGTGAGTATCTCCAGTTTCTAAGTTCATAGATGCTACGTAACGTCTTTCTCCACTATTAGAGATGTAAGATAACCATTCATATCCTTCTGCATAACAAAATTCCATATAGTTAAACTCTTCTCCATTTTCGTAAACCCCTACTACTTCTGAATTTAGAGATGGTGCATTTCTAATGTTAAGTTTATCTACTCCTACAGTATATACACGTACTGTTGGTAAGGACTGTAAATCAGTGTTTAATTTAACTTCTCCAGCTTCTGTATCATCTGTTGGGAAGTAGAACCAACCAACAATTCCATTAAAATCACGTTGCATGTATCGTGCTGGACCACCCACATATAAGCTATCGGCATTTCCATCTACGTTCTGTTCGATAGTCTTCATAGTGTAACCATCACTATCCTCTATTACTACTCCAGTATGTCCGAACGGATGTCCGTAGATATAAGTAGTATCCATTACAAATACTGCTCCTGCTCTAGGTTTACTATCTAAATTCCCAGCCTCATTATACTCAACTGTATATCCTAATGCAGCTGCACTATTTAGTAAATCAATAGCATTTCCCCATAAGGCTTTTCCGAAAAACAATACTGACAGATAGTTCGGTTCATCAACACATTGTGTTCCATAAGCTCCATCTTGGTCTACTCCGATTCCTAAATTCGCTATTCGTTTTACCTCGTTTATAATTTCACTTGTTCTAACCATTTATTTATCCTCCGTTTTGTTTGTTGTATCTTTTCCTACAGTCTGTTTATATGACTGATGTAATCCAACTGCACTAAAACCTAAAGTAATTGCTGTCGGATCTTTGAATAGGATAGTTCCTATTAGTCCACCTACCACACCTAAAATGTTAGGTATCATTTCATTAGGGAAGAATTTCGACTCTTTTAAAAACTTCCCTAACATTCCTAAAAGCGTTACTATTAAGAATACTAACGCTGGTTGTAATCCTTGTAATTGTTCCATTTGTTTGTCCTCCTATTTGTGTATAGGTAATGTTTTAAATCTGTTAAATAAGGTTTCAATTTTACCATTTCCACCTATTTCCTGATAACTCTTATACAGTCCACTTAATTCTGATAAATCTTCACTTGTAGTATATCCACGCTCTATCGCTTCACTAAATTCCTTGTGCAGCCTATACGACATTATACTTTTATTAGAATCACGATTATGTAGACCTATTTGTGTTACTTCATCGACTTGAGTTTGGGTCTTCTTAACCTCATTATTCAAGCTTTCTATTTGTTCTATAAGTTCTTTATTACCTTTATCCAACCACCATTTTACGGCGGGTAAAATCACAACTGTTAATACTTGTGAGACTATAAATAAAATATTCTCAAACATTATGTCTCCTTTCTTTAAAATAAAGAGGGCTCAAAGCCCCCTTAAAAATTATCGTTTGTCTTCTTCAACTACTTCAGCTAATCCCATTTTGTCAAGTTCAGTTTTCACTAGTTCGCGAAGTTTTTTGTTCTTGATTTCTTCTAATGTCATTAGTCCATCAAGAATAGTTACTGCTAAATATTTAACTATCATAGTATTACCTCCTTTCATGATTTCTAAAAATATCAGGCTAGACAGCTGTAGCTTCTCGAGAACCGCTACTACTTTCTTTTTCATCTTCATCATCCTCCTTAGCTGGATAAGTGATATTTAAGTGTTTAGCTAAAAATTCTAGTTTACTATCAATATCTTCAAAATTAGATTCATATTCAAACTCTTTAACAACGCTTTGTGCTAACATCTTACGTGTTGTATCAAGTGTCGCTGTTGACTCTTTCAACGCTTTTTCCATTGCTGCGAATTTTTCGTTCTCAGCTTTATTTGGATATGTGTCTTCATAGAACTGATCAAGTGCCAGTTGTACTATTTCATCTTCTGACTTCGTTAAATGGTCACCTTTTAGCGTGGTTTCAATCACCGTTCCACCGCTAGTACTAAATATACTGACGATGGTTGTCAGCACTCCTCCGTTGCTGTCATAAGTGGCACGTGCATAGTTTTTTTTATAAGTTGCCATTGATTTTATCCTCCAGTTTTTGTAATCTTAATTTTAGGTTGTCGTTTTCTTTGGAAAGTTCCTGTACTGCTTTGATTAGGTAAGGAATAGTGTCGTAGTATTTAATTCTTAGATAATCGTTGTTAACTTTATCAATTTCATCTTTAATAACAAGGTTTTCATCTACAGCTTGAACCTGTTGAGCTATTGCTCCAATTTTTTCAAATTTGTTATCTTTTTTCCAGTTGAATTCAACTATTTCAATACTATTAAGCGTGTCTAATGCTTTAATTTTTGTTGGTTTGATATTAGTTTTTAAACGTTTGTCAGAAGATGAACTTCTTACGCTATCGATTTGATTCCACCACATTGCAGAGGTTGGTCCTACTTTACCGGTTGTAGCATATCCATATATATCTTGTCGACCTACATCAATTCCACCTGTTAAATACGCTCTTCTTTTTGCATACATATTTCCTGCGTTTGTCACATACCAAGCTCCATCACCTGCTCGACTCCAGTCATACCCCCAGTTAACCCAAAAGGCTGCACCTCCGTCACCGTTCGTTCCATCTGACATTCCGACATTAAAATGTGTAGTTCCAGTTATCCATTTCCCATATCCTACATAAGTATTTTTACCTATGTAGAAACTACCTATATTACCTGTGTATGCTTTTAACGTCCCACTGATATCAACCTTATCAGCGTTGATTTTAACCACACCTTGAGCAGGTCCTTCTCCTGTTGTCTCAACACTAGCATTAATAGCTGCTATTACGTTATCTTTACTAACTTTTAAATCTATTTCATCTTTAGTTTGTTTAATTGAGCTTTCAAGCTTACTTACTTCTTTGTTCTTAGCATAGCCTAAAGTAACGTCGTATATTTCAACGTTAGAAATATCGGGACTAGTTCCCGCAGCAATTCTCAAATACATTCTGTCAGCAGTTGTATTGTCATTGATAGTGAATGTAAATTCATTATCTTTAGTTTTAAAAACTTGAGTTAAGTTTTCTTGATTGTATCCCACACGGTTATATACATCCCATCTAGCACCATTAGAAAAATTAGAAGCATCAAATTTTACTAAATAAACATTCCCGTTAATTTTATTTTTATTTAAAATCAAATGAAGAAAACCTTTATCATCATGCCCATAATCACTATATAAGTTTTCTCGTTCATCATCTTTTTTAACCCTAAAATCACCCTTGTAAATTCTTACATTCTTGACTTTAGTGTTGGTTCCTAATGGGTATAGATTGATTCTAGTTTGATTAGTTGTGTATTTCACAACCCAGTAATTTAACCCGTTCTGAATTGTTTTTTTATCCCCACCATCACTCGCACTATAGATGTAAGCTTGTTGGTTAGCTGGAACGTTATCTAAATCAGCTAAAATCGTGTAAAACTCATTAGCTTGCAAGTTTTCTTTAGTATTAAAATATAAATCATTACCTGTTTTCTCAACATCTTCACTATTAAGGTTATTTTTGAAATAAGATTTAGAGAAGACTTTAGTATCAATCTCACCTACAACGGAAGTAAATCCTTCTAGTGTGCTTTCAAAAGTTTTGTATTTCTTAACAGTCTCATTAATCAACCTAACATCTGGCAAGTTGTCCAGCCTTGCGTTAGCAACTGTATTTAAATTTTTGTAAGTTACTAGAGCAATTAATTCTAACGCTATAGGATAAGGCTGTTCCTTGTTTCCCCAGCTTACGTTGGTTAAAAATCCTGTATTGTCGACTTTTGCATCCCAAAAATTACTCCACGTATTTTGAATACCACCCTTGAATTTTACCCGAGCATTAAATCCATCAGTTATCTTCTGGCCATCGTAAAACACATCTAAATAAGCTTTAACGTCGTTCGTTACGTTATTTAAGTAGCCACCTTCTAGCCTTAGGTTAGCTGTAAGTGTGTGACCATCTGTCCCGTTACGTCCATTCTCACCTTTAATCTTAACCCACTTATAACGACGATAATCGTTACTGTCATTAATTTCAAAATCAGTGTAAGTCCCGATGTATTCCTTACCAGTACTATTAGTGGTACTAAAATCACGTTCTCCTGTAGATGAATTAGCATAAGCCGTGTGTAAATAACTAGTTCTACCATCTGATCCTCGAGCACCTGGCACACCTTGTTGACCATCTTCACCCTTAATCTTACTCCAAGTGTAAGCTGACGGTGTTGTTGGAGCTGTTGCACTAGTACCGGTATAAATACCTATATACTTAAGGTTTGAGTTATCACTCATCGGTGACCCGTTGGCGTTGTCGCTATACTTACGGTAGATGTAACTACTTACGCCGTTACGTCCATCTTCACCTTTGATTTTTACCCATTTGTACTTTCTATAATCAGTACTATCGGCAATCTCAAAATCGCTGTATGTTCCTATATATAGTTTATCGCTACTGTTTGTCGTGCTAAAATCTCTTTCTCCAGTAGGACTGTTCGCATAAGCTGTGTGGAAATAAGGTGTACGACCGTCAGCACCTTTAGCTCCAGGTACACCGTTAGCACCGTCTTCACCTTTGATTTTTGACCATAAATAGCTACTTGCTGTTGTTGGTGGTGTCGGGCTTGTTCCAGTGTAAATTCCGATGTATTTTAGGTTGGAATTATCACTCATATTAGCACCGTTTGAAGAGTCGCTGTATTTTCTATGAATGTAATTACTTACACCGTCACGACCTCGTAAGTCTTCGTAAGCAGGTGACCAGTCTGTTGCAACTTCACCACGTTCTAATTTAATATTGTCGATGTAAAAATTGGCAAGTTGTTGCGGTTTGCAATGAATCATTAACCGGCACTTTCTCATATCGCTACCCACCGTGAACGTTTTCGAAACACGTTTATATTTCTTTAATTCAAGTCCTATTGTTGCTAGGTCTAATTGTTGCCACTCTTGTGCTTTAATCGTGTTATCTTCACCAATATAGTGAATACCTAAAAACAACGTTGAATAATTATTTAACGCGTCCTTTCCTAAGTCCATTGATAAGGTTATTTTTTCACCCTGTTTTGCTATAAAGTTAAACATAGACCCTAAACCTTTATCATTCCCGTTAGGTGTGCCCCAAAAGTGATATCCTCTACCAAAATGATAGATAGCGTGTCCTTTTTGCCAGTTTAAACCACTATTATTTAATCTAGCCATTTCCCAGTTTTCAAGCTCTTTTTCAAAATTCGAATTAGGTAATAGATTTTCATTAATCGACTTACCATCCACACCATCTCTACCATCTTCACCCTTCATTTTAAACCACTTATAAGCTGTCTTATCAGTCGGTTGTGCTGGAGATGTAGTCCTTGCAACTCCCATGTATTTCTTAGGTTCACGACCGAAATTACTACCATCAGCATTATCTGAATACACAATGTGAGTGTATTTATCATTTGCAATTGATGTTTGCTGTAAATCGAACCATTCAAAATCACTTGCTACTGGTTCACCCTCTTTAAACACGTAACCAAAATAACGATATTTATGATATTGTGCTGGTTCGTTAACAGGATAATCGCTATATCTCTTATCACCTTCATAAATCGTAAACCAGTCAATCTGAATTCCTGTCCAATCTTCATCTTCCGGAACTAACACAAACTTAAACAGAACGTCATCAACATCATTTGTGGTTGTGAATGTGATTGACTTAGTTTCTAATCCTCTGAATTCTAACTGACCCCAGCTGTATTCCTCACTAGTCTTATTATTTCTAAAATACACCCACAACTTATTACTGTTCCCCTTAGCTCTAGCTGTTAAGGTGTATTTAGTGTTAGGTTTAAAGCTTAAAAACATGTTAGCTTGCCATATATCGCTAATATCATTATCGTTGACAATATTCACACGTGGTCTATTTTTAGCGAACAACTTAGCGTTTTCATCTGGTTCAACTAGTGTAAAATCAGTACCGTTTAAGCTGTTAGAATAAGCCTTGTATAACTTACCGTCTACCTTAATCTTAGTCCAACTATACTCACTAGCGTTAGTAGGTGCTTGTTGTTTGTCACCTGTGTATATTCCTATATATTTAAGTGTTGAGTTGTCACTCATGTTACGACCTTCGGGGTGGTCGCTGTATTTCTTGTGAATATATGAATCAATCCCTTTTAATTGTGACTTCTTATTTTCAAATACCTTAGAGCTTTCTTGTTGTGTAATTTGTCTTATCCCGTCAGCATCAATAGTTAAATCGTTAACCAACTTTCTTACACCATCTTTAGTCACAAATTCTTTTGAAATGTTCGACTTAATGCTATCTTTTAGCTTAGTGAAGATATTCTGCGTTGTGACTTCACCATCTTCAAATTGTTGAGTGAATTTTTCATCACTTATAATTTGATTAATAAAAGCTTTGTCAATAAGTGCATTTTTGATATCAGCATAATTTAATTTTGCTTGAATTGCCTTAATTAATTCAGCCTCAGTGATTATGGTTTTTAATCGTCCTATATCTCCTTCTACTGCATCAAGTATCTTAGCTTTAACAACATCAGGAATAGTACCATCAGCTTCAAATAAGGCTTTTTTGACTTCTAAAGCACTCTTTGATTTTTCTTCTAATTCAACAAGTTTATCTTCAATACCTTTTCTATCAAGTTTCAGTAACTGTGCTAAATTCTTCTGAATTTTAAATGCATCAAGCATAGTTTCAGCTTTTTCATCTATAGCATTGTCAACCATGGTTGCTAGTGTAGTTCCTAAATTAGATTGAATTTTACCAAAGCCGATAGTTTTTAGCTTACGTCCCATAGGAGAGTAGGTATATTTTGTAATTTTCTTCTTAACATCTAGATTGAATTTCTCATGAAATATTGTCACGGTGTCGAATATCCCAACAGGTACATCTGGAATACCAACAACGTCAATTTCTATGCTTTCCTCAATCACATCACATAAGGTAGTTTTAAAGTATTGTTCACCGTATTTTCGCAGTGTTGCTTCATCTACTACATCTTGATCACTTACATCTAGATTTCCTTCGTAGATGTTCTTATATTTATTAATCAACGGACTATCTACAGTAACAGCAATTACTTTGTCTTTCTCACCCTCTTTTTGAGAGTTAATAGTTTTAGTAAAATGAATTCTTGTTCTTAAGTCTTTTATAGATTTCTTTTGTTGATAAGATTTTAGATTTTTTTTATACATGAATAAGGCTTCTTTGTTACTTCCACCGTTACTTAGTAATCTAATATCATACTTATCTCTGATTAAATCTCCACCCCATTGACCTATTATAGAGTGTTTATCCTTAAATAATGCATTTGCTACTGTCACATTCTTTAAATTCAAACTATGAGTGTTTGCTATATCAGAAGAGAATGTAAACTTGTGTTCACGAATAATGCTACTCACAAGACTTCTCATTACTCTATCTCCACTAGCATTATTTACACTTAATTCCGTGATAGAGTAATTATTTAACAATGTAGCTACCTGATTAGCATAAACAGTAATATAAGCGTGATGTTTTTCTACTTCAAAAATGATGAATTCCTGTTCTCCGTGTAAGTCATCAGCGAGTAATAGTGTTTCTTCCACTAACTCCTCCCACAATGGATTATTAGTAGGAAATTTGAAACTTAATTGATATTTACTGTTCCCTTCTTGTATTATTTCATCATTATAAGCAAAATTAAGAGGGGTTTTCCCCTCTTTCAAATAGATCATATTCTCCACCTCCAATTACCTTTTATTTTTATACTAGTAACATTTCCATTAGTTGCTACACCTTGTAATCCAGGTGGTATCTCGAAAAAACCACCCTTTTTACGAATTGAATTTTTCACAACGTTATTTTTGTCGTATACGTTTTGTTTTCTATGTCGACAATCAATGATAGCTTTACTATCTAAATTTAAAAACATAGACTGAACACCTATCGTTAAACTCACTTCTCCGCCACCTTCTATTTCAATGATAGGTTCTGAAAAAACATTACCAATGTTGTTAATAGTTCCTCTTGTCGTAAGCTTAGTCTCAGTATTTTCAGTAGTATATCTGAACGGATTAAATCTCAATTTAACGTTAACAATCCATCTTGACTTACCATTTTTGCTATAAGTAATATCAATCAAATCAGCATAGTATCTTGACAATTTCAAGTAGTCAAACTCTATTTCGTTGTCAAAATCATTGAATAAATTACTCAATTCAACAACTTTAGCAAAGTTAACAGCAGAGAATTTCAAGACACGTTCTTGACTCTTATAAGCACCGTCATGAACCACGTAAGTACCATTAGCACCGTATATTTCACTTTCTTCTGTTACACGTTTTTTTGCTACTTGAATCTCTCCGCCATCAACTAACACATAGTCTTTAGGGGGTAAAATTACATTGTTAATCTTAACCATTAAATTCCCTCCCTTCTAACAAAGGTCATTTGTCTATCGTATGAGTTTTTAGCCATTACTTCACCATCTAAATAAGTATTAAAATCTTTATTTGAAATTTCTTTCAACAAGTCTTGAACAATTTCTAATGCTTTAATCACATCATTATCCTTATCTCCCACAGAGAAGTCCGCTTTACTCATATCATCAATTTGTAAGTTTTTAGAAACATTCGCACCTACTTCAAAATCTGTCATTTCACTTGTGAATGCTTTGTTAATATCTCCAGCCATTCCACTAACTGTTTTTTTAACTGATTCAAACTTATCTGTAAGTCCTTCATCTAAACTTTCCATGATAGCAGTACCAGCAGGAATAAGTAATTTTCTATCGACTTCAATAGGTCCTTTATGGTCGCGAATCCATCCAGCAATATCTCCGACAAAACTTTTAATACTTCCCCAAACAGATTTCAATCCTCTAAAAAATCCATCCATGATAGCTTTTCCAGCACCCCATAAATCAATATTTCTTATTGAATCAAATATATTTCTTACTTTGTCTACTAAACTTTGAACACCATTTCTAAAAGTGTTCCAAGCGCTCTCCGCAGCATTAACAAGTCCCTGAATAATGCTAGTTACACTTGACTTAATAGAATTCCACGTGTTCACTGCTATGCTTTGCACAGTGTTTATTAACGTTGTAAAGAAAGATTTGAACCCTTCCCACAACGCTTTAATTCCGTTAACTAGTCCAGTTACAATTGTTGTCACCGCTGTTTTAAGTGTATTCCAAATAGTTGATGCTGTAGTTGATAAGAAATTCCAGATTTGTATTAACCCTGTTTTAAAGTCTTCCCAAGCTTGTTTTAATAAAGCTATAAAAGTAGTAACTATCGCCATTACAACAGTTTTTATACCTTCCCAAACCATTTGAATAGCGTTTTTTATCGCTTCCCAAATAAGCTGTAAGTCTTCTTTAAGTTTTGTGAAGTTCCCTGTTACTAAATCGATAACAATTAGCACCGCTCCCATCACAATAGCTTTGATAAATTCCCAAGCACCTTGAATTACCATTTTGACACCTTCCCAAACAGCTGTTAGTCCAGTTTTCAAGATTTCCCAACCATTTAAGAAAGCATCAATAAAAGGTTGAACAATGGCAGTAATAGATGTTGTAATGAAAGTCCAAGCTGTACTAGCTGTAGTTTGAATTCCAGTCCACAACGTAGAGAAGAATTCTGTTACACCTTGCCATAAGGCTTTTATTTCTTCTACAGCAACAGCCCAAACTGCTTGAATTCCTGTCCACAACATCGTTGCTCCTGTTGTAATTCCACTCCATATACCACTAAAGAATTCTACTACTCCATTCCATGCTTGTTTTATGAAACCAACAAATCCTTGCCATATAGCTTTCCCCGTTTCAGTCTTAGTGAAAAACCATACTAAAGCAGCGACTGCGGCTGTTATTCCAGCAACAAGTGCTGTCATTGGACTTAAAATCATAACAGCGTTAAATATTGCCATTGCAGTCCTTGCAGCAGTGATAGCTGTTTGAAAGCCGTTGATTAAAGCTGTAATAGGCCCGATTATACTCAATGCTATAAATCTACCTAAAATAGCACTTAATGCAATTTTCACCAGTCCTAAAGCTACCTCATTTTCTCTTAAGAATGATGTAAAATCTTTAATCCATTCTGATGCTTTTTTCACAACATCACTTAAAAGTTCAAATGCTAAACCTACACCACTAACACTACTTTCAGCTTCATTAATTCCCAATAGATCTCCGACAAATTCTCCTACAATTGCCGTTACATTTTTAATCGCTTCCCAAATATTTTGAAAAGCGGTTCTGATATTCTCAGCGATACTAGCGATAGAATCAGCTGTCCCCTCATTAATTCCTAATGCTTTCATCAAATCAATACCTTCTTGCTTAGAGATTGAACCTGTTAGCACATTCATAAATGATTCTACAGCACCTGAAACTTGCGTTAAATATCCTTGAATTTTATTTACCACTTCATCTCCAAACACTCCCCGTAACTGTTCAGCCAGTCCAGAGAATGCACCTATCACGAGAGTTGGTAAACCTTTTAAAATATTACCAACCATAGGTAGGAAGTTTCCTACAAGGAAAGTCATTGTAGTACTTGCTAATTGTTGTAAAGCTGGTTTAATATCATTTCCCAACGACAAATTGCCTAGCAAGTTCATAAATGCTGCTTTCATAGAAGCGAATGAACCCTGTAGCGTTGTTGATGCTTCTTTAGCAGTAGTACCTGTGATATCTAATTCCTTTTGAATTACGTGAATAGCTTCATACACATCTGATAGATTGTTAATATCATACTTAACACCTGTCAATTTCTGTGCATCAGCTAACAAACGTTGCATTTCTTGCTTAGTACCACCGTATCCTAGTTTTAAGTTATCCAGCATCGTATAGTTTTGTTTTGCGAATCCTTGATAAGCGTTTTGGATAAGCTCCATCGATGTACCCATCTTATTTGAGTTATCCGCCATATCAACCATGGCAGTATTTGCTACTTTAGCTGCTTTTGCTGTGTCTCCGCCTAAAGATTGAAGTAAACTGGCACTAAAACCTGTTACAGTCTCCATATAAGCGTTAGCAGATAATCCTGTAGTTTTGTAAGCTTCATTAGCATACTGCTTAACCATATTAGCGTTGTTTTTAAATAGTGTTTCCACACCACCTAAAGACTGTTGAAGTTTCCCACCTTCCATAAGTGAAGATGCAAATAACTTACCTATTCCAGCTGCAACTACCGCACTTTTAATTGTTGAAACTAGACTATTTCCAGCACTCTTTCCAGCACTTGAAACTTCTCCGTCTAATTCTTTTGATATCATTCCCGATATCCCTTTAGCGGAAGGCATAATTTGAACATACGCTTTACCTAAATTTGTTGCCATATTATCCTCCTTCCCTCAATATTTTATTTCTTACTCTTTCGAATTCCTCACCAGTTGTGAATACTAATTCTTCCTTAACCTTAACAGGTTTATTGATACTTTCAACAAGTGACGTAGGTTTATTTCTTCCCTTTTGACCGTCTTTTGTTTTCGTCCACACTAGTAGACTTAATTTGTCAACCGTAGAAGCTAATAACATGGTATCTAACTTTACTTTTTGGCCTGTCATTTTCATTTTGATTCTAGAATCTTCTCTCAAACCATTACAAAAAATAGCCACCTTATCTGGTGGCATATCTTTGTAATCATATATTTGATAAGTTTCAGCTAAATCACAAATTACAGCATCTTCATCAGTACTCAACATACTAGCAAGGATTACTAGTTTTTTAATCGTTTTTGAGATTCAAAAATATTTTTAAGTTCTGATGTGATTTGTTCAGTATCTACAACACCGTCTTCATCTCTCAAATGATCCTTTAATTTTTGAGCTTGTTCTTTACCTAGTAATAGATTCATTACACGAGGTAATGCAAGAGGATTTGTTTCCAACTCTCCTAATGCTTCTACTAATTCATAGTTTCTTACATTTTTCTCTAAAATCGAATAAGTAAATCCCGACTTAGTGACACCTGTTAATTTTTTCATCTACTTATCTCCTATCTTTATTTCTTTTTGATATATTCATAGTGTGTATTTCCTTCTGAATCAGGGAATGCATTTAAAGTAGTTTCAAAACCGACCATTTCAGAATCAGTATATTTGATTTCTCCTACTTCCCCGATTTTACCGTTAGGAATTACAATACGTTTAAGGATACCACCTTTTAACACCATTTCAATTACAACTGAGTGTTGCACTAATTCTTTAGTATTCGCTTTAATTGTAATTCCAGTATCTACGTCTCCACTTACGTTATCTTTACCGTAAATTTCTTTTAATACGTCAATATTTAATGATTCAATTAAAGTGTAAGTGAATTTATCAGTTTTTTCTGTTTGCACAGTATCAACGATATCTCCTCCCCACGCTTTTATATTCTCAGTACTTGCTGTATTTTCGTTAGTCAGTCCATCTTCTGAAATATATCCTAACGCTTTAAACGCAGGATTTAACGTTGCAGTCGCATCAGTTGGAAGTAATGTTCCAAATGGTGCAGAATAAATAGCTCCACCAATTTTAGGTTTTGCCGATGTTACTTTTGTTACGTCCGCCATGTTTTTTCTCCTTTTTTATTAATAATGATGAATATCAAATACTGCTTGATATCTGTATTCTTTTGTTTCTAAATCAGTGTGATTGTAATCACTGTTTAAACTAACTTTTGAGACTTCATCTACAGATATCAAGTCGTACATTAGATTTTTTATTTTTTCGTTTAATTTAGCAGCTTCAAATAATGAAGCTCCATAACATTGAATTGCTATTGTTGAAGAATTTAAAAAGTTTTCTCTTTTTCCACTTGTTTTTTGAATTACAACGAATTGTTTAGGTAAGTTTTTTTGATGTTCAAAAACGATAGGTATATCTAGCAATTTTGATAGATATTCTTTAACGATGAGTTCTATCATTATCTCATCGCCTTTAGTAGAGTATTATTTTTGTTGTTATCTCTAATAGCTTTTTTTGTCTTAGTTTTAACACTCACGTTCGCCCTGCTTTTCCCTACGTATGAACTGACTTCATATCCGTCTCCTGCTGCTTCTTGAATACCTCTAGCCTTATCTCTCAGTACTTCAATCATAGCTGGACTCTTCATCAGTTCTGCTACACCATTATAGTTTAATTCAAATTTTTTACTCATATCGTTCTACCATAATCTTTCTATTCCAACTTAACGGAATCATCGATTCAATACCTTCTTGAGGAATACCTATGGTTCTCCACTTTTTACCGAAAAATACAACTTCTCTATTTTCCCAAGTGTTTGTATCTCCCTTAGGTATTCCTAGCTGGTATTCAGCCCTTTTACCAATTAAATTGACTATATTTAGAACGTCTTCAGTTTTTACAGGTGCTACTAACACATTTTTCACAACTATTTCTTTATCAACAAAAATAGGATGGTTGAATTCATCAACTCCATTTTCTACTTTATCCACCAAAATTATTTCTATTCCCTTAAGTATAGTCATAGAATTCTATTACACCGTATCGTTGTTTTTTAAATCCTAAACGTTTCAATTCGCTATCTTTTATGAATAACCCTCCTCCAGGTACTAGAAACGAACCTGAAACAGAGTAACCAAGAGCCGACTCAGAATATTGGGTCATAGGCTCTTGATTTGTTGAAGTCATGAGGGTTCTTGCTACAATGTCAACAACGACTGATTTTACTAAATAAGAATAACTTTCGTCTTCTTTAACCAGTAAATCTAAATCTTTATTGACTTTCTTAGCTTCAACACGTAGAACATGAGAAACTGTTTTTAAAAGCTCCTCAGAACGTCCTATTTCATGGTCTTCAACATTTCTCCACAAAGTGTCTAAATCTTCAACAGTAGCAAATGGTTCAAGTGCATTCATAGTACACCTCTATTCTTCGTCAGATTCCTCTGACTTAGTTTTTTTAGTAGGGGCTTTAACTTCTTCTACAAGCTCCCAATCTCCCGAAAGTTGACTTTCTGTTAAGATTTCTACTTCAGTCTCTTTGTGTTTATAAACGTACATAAATTACCTCCTACGCTTCTTCTACACGAGCAAATGCCTTCTCGTCAAGAATTCCCCATCCGATGAATGCTTCAGTACGTAATAAGATTTCATTGTACGCTTTTAAGTCACGACCTGTACCGTCTGGATCTCCGTATTCGATAATCTCCATAGGAATGTTCTCAGCATAACCCCATTTGAATCTATTTTGGAAATCCCCAACAATAGCGTGGTTTTTCTTAGCTGTTCCACCTTTTATTGTTAACGTTTTATTAATATCTAAATCCATATTAAAGAAATTATTTGGTCGTTGTCCGAATCTAAACTCTGGATATTGAACAACGTCTTTTACTTTAATTTTAGACATTGCTTGACCTGCTACTGGTGACATTGCTATACCCGTCACTTCATTATCAGTAGCAACAATAGCTTGAACTGCCGAATCAATATTTTCATCAATTGAAGCAGCGTTAAAAGGTACAACATTTCCCGTAACTAATCCATCAAATGAGTTAGTAGATTTAAAACTTGCATCTTCTAAAGATTTAGGTTCTAACCCGTGGATAGCTGCGATATCAAAAGCTTCTGCAATTTTCTTAGCAAATCCATCTGCATAATGTTTTAAAAAGTTTAATTTTTTCTCTTCAGAAGCATATTTAAACTCATCTGTAATACGTGCTTGATAAACAAATTTTAAAGGTTTAATTACTTTAGATGTAATTACAGCTTTTCCAGCTCCTTTTAATCCACCTTCACCTACGATTTGTGCATTACCTTCTAAATTGAAGATGAATTGTTCTGTTCCGTTAAATGGAATAGGTTGTTGATTTGATAATTTTGCAAGTGTTGAACGACCTTGCACTTTGCTCATAATTTCTGTTACTAACTCTGGACTAAATAAAGTACCTTGTTTCATTGCTGTTGATTCTGTCATGTTTTATTCTCCTTTTATTTTAAATTTTTAACAACTTCACGCCATGCAGCATCTGTTCCTTTTGATTCAAAATTAGGTTCTTTATCTGCTAACGGCTGTGTATAATTTTTTACATTAACTAACGATGCTAGACGTTCAGCATCTTCATTCAAGCTTTCCTCACTATCTCCTTGAAGTCTGTCTGCTAAGTCAAAAGGTAAACCATTTTTCATGGCAATTTGCTGTTTAAGCGACTTCTGTTTCCAAGCAGTTACATCTTTTTCAAGGTCAGCTATTTTACTAGCTGTTGTGCTTTCACTTGTTTCTTTATCAGTGATAGTTTGTTTCAAGCTTGTATTTTCCGTCTCTAATTTTTTAATTTTTTCTGCTAATTGATCATAATCAGCATACTTTTCTTTCTCACGATCTAATCTTGCTTTGATAATCGCATTTAATTGTTCTTGAGTTTCAATTGCTTTAAATTCTGTCATTTTAAATCTCCTTATATCCGGATTACCCGTCCGTTCGGTAATTTAAGCTAATTAATAGCTTATCCTTTGTTTTTTCTTAGGCTTGATAGAATGACAAGCCCAATGTGCAAGCAATGCACTATCCAATAACGAAATATCCATATCATCAAACTGTGATTTATATCCAAAACCACCGTTAGTCCCGATGCTACGTTTTTCACAGTTAGTAGCTACTTTTCTAAGTGAAGGTTGACCGTTGTGACAAATAGTCTTTTGGAATATACCTTGTTCAAAAACTGAGTTAGCTGTGATTATCTCCTTAACAGTTGGTAAGATAATATTTCTTATTTTGTAGTCTTTTAACTCCTCTTCTAACATCTTCTGACCGCTTGCACCGTCCACAACGATGTTTGCTACATCAGCGTTTTTCAAGAAGTTAATCAGCCACATATTCCCATTTCTTAAACTTTGACAATCAATGGTTTCAATAAAAATACGTTCATCATTAGTCCTAACAGCAATACTCATGCTTACATTAGTTCCGTCATTCCCGTATTTAACACCAACGTACAACTTGCCTTTAAAATCTACTTTTTCAGACAATAAAAGACCGTCCCATTCCCTCTCACTGATTACAGATTTTTGAGAGAACGACGGCCAAAAACCAAGACGTTGAACATTGTGATCTAGCTTATCTTCACCAAGCTCAGCTTCAATCTTTCTTTCAGTTAGGTGATATCCTAACGATGGATTCGAATTGTACCAAGCTTCAACATCGTCTATTTCTTTTTCGTCTTCTACAGACCACTCTGCCCATCCGGAATATTTACTTTTCCCGAATAGACAAGCTTCACGATATTTAGTAAAAACAGTTCCTATTGAAACTGGTGTAGGAGGTGTCCCACACATAACTGTCATAGGGTTCTTACTATCCGTTACTGTATATTTCAAAGCAGATTCTTGTTCAATCGTATATTCCTGTGCCTCATCGATTATCATTAAATCGAAACCTTCACCAAGTCCACCATTTTTAGTCCTAGTCCTAAATTGAACAACTCCACCAGTTGAATATAGTTCAATTCTTTCTTGACCTTTAGCACGTATAGAATTAAAATCCTCTCCGTCTACATATCCCATCCTCTCAAGGTATTTTTTAACCTTTTCAAAAGACGAATGAGAGGTGCTAATTCTATGTGCTGTATGTAAAATATTGATTCCTTGATGTAAGGCCCAAATCTCAAGAATATATACAATTTCAGTCTTACCATTACGACGTGGCAACGAATAGCCAAATTTCTGATGCGTCCACAGTCCTTCTTCATCAACTGCCATGATGTCTTTTAAAAGATACAACTGCCAATCGTAAATTAATAATCCTGTTCTTTGATATAGATCTACAGCTTCTTGATATCTACTTTCGTTATAGTTTAAAATCACCGATTGAGTAGGAGTTTGTTTACCAAATTTCTTTGTCATTCAGTCGCTCCTTTCCAATCTGCCTAGTTTTTTGTCATACGGCAGGACAAAATGTTGTATTTTATTTAAAAACATGATATAATGATATTAAATAGAAATAGTAACCGCATTCCCACTGGAGAGCGGGTACTATTCTTTTTTTTGCCAAATATCAATTAATTTATCATCTTTAATTACAATAGATGTATTTATTTTTCTTTTTTTTAAAAGATAAACATCATATAACTGTCTTTTAAATTCCTCAATAGACATATCCGTTTTAGACAACTCAAAAATAAAATTTTCTGTCTGTCCTTTTGATTTATGTACTCGTGTATCTACAGTATTTTTCCCATTACCTTCTAACTCTTTCAAGTCAAATCTTTCACCATTAATTAAGTAATCAGGAGTTCGTACACCCACATATTTACCTGATACTGTAGGAACTAATGTAATATCCTTACCAAGATTTTTTGTTATCCACCTAGCAACATGATATTCAGATTTTGAAGGATTCAAATTAACATTAGGATCATCTAGAGTGTATCTAACTCCGTTTTCTTCCCAAAATTTTTGCTCTAAAACTTTTGCTTTACTACTGAAACTTTTCAACCATTCGTTTGTCACACTTACATAAGGTAATTCCTTCACTTCTTCTTTTGTTTCATGTTTAACTTTTTTAGTGTGAACATCTTGCCTTATACCTTTTTTAGGGATATATTCAACCGTACACCTACAATTTCTATGTCGTCTATATACGTCTTTCGGTACATCTGGGTATTTATATGTACCAACTAAATTTTTACACCATTTGCAACAGTTCCCTACTTCTTTCCTAATGATTTTCGGACTCATTCCAGAACGAAAATGAAATTCAGCGTTTTTACGAACCATATCATCTACAACAGACTGATTAAAGTTAACAATAGGAGAACCTAACAACCATTTTGACTGTTCAAAATCTCCCTCTGTTATTTTGCCAACTAAACCATCTATTCTACTTTGATTTACTTCAGGTATTTGAGCTTCCAAGCCAATTTTAGCTTGTTTATTCAAAATATCTTGAACCATTCTACCAAAATCAGTAATCAACCTATGATTCTCTTTTAATCTGTCATTAAGAATTTGTTCAATAATCTCTCCAGGATTTTCAGTAATATGGATATTAAAAGCAGTGGTTAGGATTTCTCCTAAAGCCACTGCATAATCATTAACATCCTCATAGGAGGTTGCTTTAATATTTAATTTATTTAAGCGTTTCTCGAACGTTTGAGTAATACGTCCTAATAGATCATTACTCATTTACCTGCTCCAAAACTTCCGTTTTATTAATCATAGCTTCTGCTTCTTGCTTACTCATTCCAGTTGAGGTTAGTAATAGTATTCCATTTTCTTTTGAAAGTACTCCTTTTTGGTAGTTATTCAATAAAGAAGTGATTTCATATGTAGAAATGATTCTATTTTGTTGCTTATCCTCTGAGTTAGTAGTTTTTTGTTCTACTTCCTCTATTTTAGGTTTAGCGTTCATATCTCCTTTAATACCAGTTAAATCTCTAATCACATTAGAATCAATATAACCTGGTAATGCTTGATTAAGTTTAATAACACCATCACCAATTAAAGTAAGCATATTAGCGTCAGCCTCAAATAATGGTTCCCATTTTGGCACGGTGTCAATAAATCGACCACGATTATATTTAAAATCATCTCTTAAGCAACAAGCAACGTATGCAACGTTTAAAAGTCCGCTTCCTATTGATCGTTGTGCTTTTCTTCCAGCAAGTCTTAAATTTTCATGACTTGCTTTAATAGCTTCTACAGAAGACGGATTATCAGAAATAAAACCTAAATCATCAAGTGTAAGTCCAGTTTCTCCAGCAAATAAAGCTGCAGCTGTTCTTAGTTGTTCTGTGAACGGAGACATTGACGGAGTAGTAAATTGTCCTACTGTTGGTTTGTCACCATCTGAACTTGATGTAATTTGTAACATGCTAGATATAGTTGCTTTCCATGTTTCAAGAGGTTCAGCATCAGAATCCATTCCTAACACATATTTCTGAGGGAATGAGTAAAACTCAGCTGTAATGTCAGCACGTTCTAGTGTTCTTTTAGCTAGTTTTTGATAGTACATTCCTGACCTTGTTATTCTTGATCTACCAAAAGGCCTTACGCTATCCGGTGCATGAATAACAGGTACTAACAATGGAATACCAGCAGTATTTGCAATTACTGTTGATTGACCTGTTCTCTTATCATTAATTACAGTTTCTTTATCCGTGAAATAAGCTTCTAACAGTGCTTTACCATTTTCATCTTTTTTAAGAATTGCATAACCTTCTGTTAATAGTCCTGTGATAGGATCAAGTATTCCTGTAGCGTTGCTAGCTTCAATTACTTGAAGTCGTGGGATATCCTCCCCAACTTTTGAGATATACACAAAGCTACATGATGCTATAAGTGAAGATAAAATCACACTGTCAAAAAATATATCCGGATTATTTTGTTTAAAGATGTCATTTACCTTGAAATCATCTTTTTCAAATTCTCTGAACACTAATCTATCAGCAAGACTGTCAACGGCCTTTGTACACCAACCTAAGACTGACCTATATTGAAATCTCAGTTCTTTTGGAATAGTAATTCCGTATTGTTCATCATTGAATTTCATGGCATATTGACTATACCTCAAATCCACTCTAGAATTAGTCAAAGCAAGCTTTCTACGTAGGTATTGAATTCCTTTATATTCCAATAAAATTACTCCTTTCTTTTAATCGTTATTTTCGCGCGAGAAAAAATGTACAGTGACGGCGTGAAGGTCGGCCGAAGCCGTGAGGAGGGTCACTCCCCCCATAAACCTTGATAAATCAACATTTTCACTTTTAATTTATTTTCAAAACCTTGATAAATTAGGCTTTTTGTTGATTTTTTTGTTATTTTTTGCCGTTTTTTAGCATTTTTTACGATTTTTCGCTATTTTTTACTTATTTTTTGTTATTTTTCTTTGTAATTCATCCAATCCATCAGTTTTGGCAAGTTTCTGTTGCCTATTACATCCTCCTTGACCTCATTTCCCTTACTGAAGAGCTTGTCTGACTTCTGCCTGTTGCAATGGAAGTGTGCCAACTGTAAGTTAGCTAGATCAGATGGATGTCCACCTTTAGCAACAGGGATAATATGGTCAATCACTGGACTTAATGGGTCGGGGTATTTAATAGACTTATCAACCTGTTGACCACATATTCCACAATAGTTCTGTGTCTTAAGCAGTCTCTGTTTATTCTTATCAAATGCACTACGGTGTGTCCCGGTCTTATCAAGTCTCACGGTATTCTCCTTACCTACCCCCTTATATAGGGTATATACAGCATACAGGCTATATATTTTAAGGGAGGGGGTATATTTTATATTAATCAGCCCAAAATAAAAAGACAGCTTTTACACTGTCTTTAGTCTTTAAGAGAAACATACGATACATTTAGGTAGAGATTTAATACTAATAATAAAAAGGTTGGATTCCACATCGTCTTATAAAAAATCTAAAAATTAACTATTTCCAGGAGGACTCTACCTAAACTTCATATATTACCATTATACCACGTTTTTTAGGCTCAAAAGGCTCAACATCAGTCAGTATTAATTAATTTTAAAAATATATCTAACTGACTGCTTAATCTTCTTTTAACTGTTGAAATATGCATGTGGTATTTAGTTGCTATATCATAATTCTTCATTCTATTAAAATACTTAGCATAAACTATTCTGTAAGTCTCTACATCAAGATTTTTCATAAATTTGTCAATACACTTTAAAATTCTTCTATTCTCTTGATATTGCTTATCGTCAAGCTTTTTAACTAGATTTCTTTCATTTTCTCTTCCTGTCTTTTGATTACTGACCTCACTCTTATCTCCTGGTTGGTACGAATTCAAAAGAAAGTCGTTACATTCACATTTTATATTTTTATAGTTTTCTAATAAGAATTTTGCTTCATCTCTTGAATATTTCATCTATACACCTCCTATATCTTTTCACACTCAATATTGCTCACATCCATAAGGTTTATTTTTATACCTCTTAATTCATATTCAAAATACACTATTTCATCATTTTCCTTTGATTTATCGAAATACCAAAGTAAATCCTTTGTTGTTTCAACATCAAAAACATAGATCGCTCTTTCTCCGTTTTTGAAATTAATTGTAATTTTGTACAGTTTCATTAGCAAAGCACCTCTTTAATTTCTTCTCCGAACTCTTCGATGAATTCTCGCGCTAGTTCCTCGCTCTTGAAATAAGGTAATTTGTTAAATGTATTACAATTCCAATCACTCCCGACACAAAAACTTTCTGTATTACGGAAATAATATATATAAAACTTATCGTCACTTCTTTCCCAGTTCGGATACCAACCTTCGTTGTGTTCTTCCGCCCACTTGTGAAGTTTAAACAGTAATATACGTTTCTTATGGTATTTCTCTGCTTCTTCTTCAGTTTTGAAAATTAGACCATTTTGATATACTTTTTCCACCCATGTTTCATTAAAAATAAATGCCCTTTTAATATCTCCACCTTCATCAACGTAATAATAGTGATCAATATCCTCTGGCACTTCCACCTCGTAAGGTGTTTTAACAGGTGCTAAATCTTTTTCATCTAGCAAGTCAATTAACTTAGTTTTAATCCAATCTATTGAACTTGCTAATTGTTCAAACTTTTCTTGTAATTCTTCGTTATTCATTTTTAGTCCTCCGTTAATCTAATCTAAACTCAAAATCACAGTTAGCTTTATGACAACCACCTTCATTAAAGAAATAATCGGTTGCTATTTCTTTAAAATCTTCTTCATCAAATTCATCAAGTTCAAATTCATCAAATGGAATGCTAAATGTAAATTTCATTTCAACATTTAAATTCTTTTGTTCACTCATTTCTAGTCCTCCTAATCGTCTAATTCTCCGTTGTATTGTGGTATTTGCATCCAGTAAATAACATCATTATCAGCATTTTCAAAACCTACTCCATCTCCAATTTCTATCCATGTATCTATACGTGTATCAACAAACTTCCCTGAAGATAAAGGGTAAGTGACTAGTACTTCTTCGCCAATATCAGGAGCACGCCCCTCCCACATAAAGTTGTATAAATCACCATACTCTTCTTGTTCTTCTTTAGTTAGCTCTCTTACTGTTAATTTATTCCATTTCATCACTATTTCTCCTAATCGTTGTATAAAACTATATTACTTGAATGTCCTAAATATTGTTTTCCATTTTTCAATTTAACTTTTACAGTACCCTTATTATCGTATATAATCCATTCTTCTACTTCTCCAGTAACTACTTCATTGTTAGGGAGTTTAATTACTGCTTTTTGTAACAAGGCTTTATCTTCTCTAAAAACAGTCAAACCTAAACCGAAAATAATTAATAATATACCTATAATATGTATCAGGTCTATATTTTCCTTAAACCATCTCATTTACTTACATCTCCAACAATTCTTTTTTCTCGTAAATATTACCTATCACTGAATAATCATCCTCCATGCTAGATAATCTGCAATAATACTTTCCGTTTTTTTCTAGATAATAAAATTCTTCTTCCACTTTCTTCTTCACTAAATATCTCAAGTTGTTATGCACTACTATATCTCCTGTATAGATATAATTATCGTTTTTATCCTTATATCCGCTGTTGTAAATGAAAGTCACTTCATCAAATTTATAAGATACATTATCTGCATTATCATTAAAATAAACTTCTACTGTTTTTTCGTGATAATTAATAATTTCTGCAGGTAGTACCATATCTAAACTCTTAATATATACTTTTGGTTGTTTCATCTTCTATCCTCCTACATACTAAATAATCTGTATATTTGATACACTGTAAATATTGTTACAAATACCAATATGATCGCTAATATAACAATTAAATTTCTTTCTCCTGTACGTTTTATAAAATTATCAACTTTACTGTATACTTTATTAAGTTCATCTTTTATTACGTCTCTTTCTTCAATCGTTACAGATGATAATGGTTCATCTGCAAATAGGTAACCATACCAGCATGATGCTTTTGCTATATCGTCAACATGAAATGTTATATTCGAAATAGTGATTTTCAAATTCTCATTTCTTACCACTCCTGCTTTCACCTTACCATAAGCTTCATTTATAGCCATAACATCATCATAATCAATTGAAGCTTGTAAAAATTCATCGTTTTTTAACCAAAATCTTATTCTAACTGGATTCATTATCCGTAAATCTCCTTTAGTTGCTTCATGTGTTGTAACTCTCTAATACGTTCCTTTTGCTGCTGTATAGTCTGATATTGTCTGATATTTTCAGTTGACAATTTCTCAATATTATCACTTGAAATATACACACCTATCATTAATCCTACAGTGAACATTGCTATTAGTATTGATAGTGTGATTAGTATAATTTCAATGTTATTCCATAGCTTTTTCATCTGTTACCCTCCAATTCCGTTCATCTCTGCTATTTTTTTAGTTTGTTCAGCTTGTTCATCATAATGTTTCAATAACTTTCGTTCTAATTTATGATTTTCTATTTTCAATACTTTGTTTGCTTCTTCCACTTTACCAATTCTATATGTACATAGAATCGCCATCAGAAAAGCCCCCCATACAATACCTATAATTAATATTGGGATACCTGCAAATATTTCATCATCTTCCACTATGCTAACCTCCTATTTCTTTCGGAGTACATCCCAACGCTTTTGCTAGTTTTCGCAAAGTTTTAAATCTAGGATTTTTAAATTCTCCTGTTCTAATTAATCTAATAGTGTTGAAATGTACTCCAGATTTTTCATACAGTTCTTGATCAGTTATATTTTGGTTGTTCATTATTACTTCTAATTTGCTTGTTCCTTCTTTTTTCCTCTGTTCCACTTTTCTCACTTCCTCCTATCTCAGACGTATCAACGGTTTGTGACAAAAAGTTCCTGTTCCACTTTTAAATTTTAAAACTTTTATATATACTGAAATTATTCCAGTATTCCCAATATCGGAATAATTTTTCGTAAAAAATAAAGTTATAGGATTTTGGAAAAATAAATGGCACAAATTTTATATATTTATATTTATATTTTCTTTTTCTATATCAATATGGTTAAAGAAATTGTTATACATGTAATAATGGTAGCTTTGATCATGAGTAGCTTCAAGTCCAAGATATTCATCCATGTTGAAAGTAACCACATTTTTGAAGCTAATAATTCCTGCTTTATTGAATTCTATTAGTCTTTTATACATTTGAAGTGGTGTACTACCTGTAGGTAATCCAA